AAAAAGTACGCTCCACAATGTCCGAGTAGGGAGGATAAGATGCAAAAAGAGATTCAAGCCGAAAAACAGAGGCTTATTGATAGCCTGCCGGGCGCAGACGAAACAAAGTTAAAAGTATTGGATGGCCTAGTTGAGCAAGCGGCTTACGAGACAGTCTACTTAAAAAGGCTCAATGCGCAGGCTATAGAAACTGGCCTAATTAAAATACACCCAAGAGACCCGGCGGTACAAAAGCCGCTGCCGGTGTCGGCTGAAATAGCCAGGCATTCGGCGGCGCTAACAAATATCCTCGACAAGCTGTGCAAGCATCTTGCGTCGGGAGAGGATGAGGACTATGACGACCTTGCAGACTTTGAGTGATCTTCGCAAGCAATACCCCAAGTCGTGGTTACTCGAATACATAGAAAAAGCGAAGTCCGGGGAGGAGATAATCGGCAATGAATTAATGATGATGCTGGATATTCTCCTGGGGCATTTTGAGAATCCGACAGCGATATTCCCGGACGGCATCACTTTCGATACAAGCGAATCAGACATCAGGATTAAGTTTATAGAGACTAAAGTTAAACACTTTGAGGCCCCCTTTGCCGGGAAGCCTTTTATTTTGACCTTGAGGCAAAAGGCATACATCGAGGCGTTTTACAGTTTCAAAATTTACGATGAAGAGGTTGGGCGTAGAGTCAGGCTGTTTCAAGAACGGTTACATTTAGTTGGCAGGAAATGCGGGAAGACACCTCTCGAAGCAGCGATGAATCTGGCGGAATTCTTTTGCGGAGAAATGGGAACGAGGATACTCTGTTCATCCAACGACTACGACCAAGCCGACCTGATGTTCCAGGCCATAGATGCAATGAGAGAGGAAAGCCCATCGCTTGAGAAGGTTACAAGGAGAAACCAGAAAGGTATCTTTTTTGGCAACCCGAAACAAAAGAGAAAAAAGGGCAAGTTCAGCAGGCAAAACAAGGGTAGTATCAGAAAGATATCCGCCAAAACTGGGTCTAAGGAAGGTAAAAATATCAAGGTGGGTTCCGTTGACGAGGTTCACGAACTAAAAGACAACAGCTCCATCATGCCTATTCGCCAGGCCCTATCCACGCAGGACGAGCCAATATTCAGCGAAATCACCACGGAAGGGTTTGTGGATGGTGGTTATCTCGATGAAAGGCTCATAGAGGCAAGGCAGGTTCTTAAAGGCGAATTACATCGTCCGCGCTGGTTGATATGGTTGCACACGCAGGACAGTGAGGCGGAGATATGGCAAGATGAAAAGTCATGGGTAAAGAGTAACCCTGACTTAGGTGTTATTAAAAAGTGGAGCTTCCTCCGGCAGATGGTGGAAGAGGCCAAGACCAATTCCGCCACCAGAGCGTTTGTACTGGCTAAAGATTTCAATATCAAACAAGCTGGTGGTGCTGCATGGCTTCAGGATGCGGAGATAATCAATACGGCCACATTCGATTTGGAAGATTTCCGGGGGTCCTATTATATTGCCGGTTGTGACTTTGCGGAAACGACCGACCTCACGGCGGTTAAATTGCTGATGCAGAAGCCCGGCGATCCCATGATATATTTCTGGTCCCACTACTGGATACCGGAGGAAAAATTAAAACTAAGTCCAGACGATGCTGATTATAAGCAGTGGGAACGGGACGGATACCTAACCATCGTGCCGGGCGGCAGTGTGGACAGTTCCATCGTAGCTGATTGGCAGTGGGAGCTTTACAACGAATATGGCTTGATACCTTTCAAGTCTGGTTACGACAACCGCTTCGCAAAGGATTACATAAGACGGCATGAAGAGTATTTTGGCAAGGACAGTGAGACGGTAAACGTCCCGCAAGAGCCGAAGGTCTTAAATAATCCGACGAGGCGGCTTGAATCAGACTTGCGCCGGAAGTTGGTCAATTACAATAACCGCTACGGAGACTATTGGTGCTTCCGTAACTGCGGAATCAGAACCAATAACGCAGAACAGGTCCAACTTTGCAAATTAAAAACAACCCACAGAATAGACGGCGCAGATGCGGCCGTTATTTGTTATGCGGTGTACGAGTGGTACCAATCAGAATTTAGAACCCTGATAGAAAGCAGGTGATACATTTGGGAATGATCGATTATCTTAAAGGCATTTTCGGGGTGCAGACAAAGAGTGACCGGATCACGGCATGGCTGGCAAATAACCAGCCTGTTTTTACGCAATTCGGGAACAACATCTATCTTTCGGATTTCGTAAACAATGCCATCGACCGGGTTGCGACGGAGATTAGTAAGATAAATGTCAAGAGCGTAGTGGACAAGGGAGACTCGCTAATGGTTCAGAACGACGACATAACGAGGCTCTTCCGAAGCAAGCCGAATCCGCTACAAACAACGAGTGATTTTCTATCATCTGTCGAGTGGCTCAGGCGCAAGAACCGTAACGCTTTTATTTATCCGCAATACGAAATAGTAGAAACCCCAGCGGGCAGACGGTTCAGAAGATACACGGCTTTCTATCCGCTCAATCCGCAGGCTGTCTATATCGGCGTCTCCCCCGGAGGGAACGTGTGGGAAGTCAAGATGGATTTTGAGGACGGCTCAAGTTGGGTAATTCCCTACGCCGATCTGGTACATATGAAATGGCGGCGGGGAAATAATCTCATAGTCGGGGGCGGGGATGATTACGGTCAGGCAGATGACAAGGACGTATTAAACACGATTCGTGCGCTTGATAAAACCATCCAAGGCCTTCCGAAAAGCATAGAGGCCAGCTTGCAGATTAAAGGAGTCTATTACTCCAAGTCATTACTTGACGAAAAGCGGAGAGAGTCCGAGCGAGCCGATTTTGAGAGCCACATCCTGACAAGTAAAACAGGTATCGTGGCGACTGACCTGGCTGGAGAATTTACGCCGATGGATATAAAACCTCCGGACATTCCCGAAGACGTGATGAAGTTTTTGAAGGCTGTCATACAAGAGCGTTACGGGATATCGGCTGCGGTCCTATCGGGCGACTATACCAGCACCCAGCACAATGCTTTCTACCAGACAGCGATTGAGGATTTCATAATCCAGTTCGAGCAGGCGATGACATCAACCCTATTTACGCAAAGAGAACAAGATGTAGGGCGCAGGGTTAAATGCTATTACCAGAGGGTTAGATATTACTCCGTGACCGATAAACATAACCTGGCGGACCTGGCGACCAAGACCGGGATACTGACGTTAAACCAAATCAACGAACTTTTCGGCTACGAACCATTTGACGGCGGCGATGTGAGGCTCAGGAGCCTTAACTATATCGACGCCAGCATAGCGAACGAATATCAACTGGCGAACAAATCAAAATTGCCCGATGTGGGATTGGAGGATGAAGATGAAGAATAAACATGAACAACGATTAATTGAAATGCGGGCGGTCGGCGAAGGCGACAAAATGACCATAGAGGGGTACGCGATAGTATTTGATTCTCCCGCTACCCACAAATACGGAACACGCAGTTTTACCGAAACGATTAAAAAAGGTGCGCTGGACAAAACCGACATGAAGGACGTGCCTCTCCGTTATAATCACAATGATAACGTGATGATTATGGCGAGGACGAGGAACAACTCCTTACGTCTCATCAAGGATGAAAAAGGACTACTGATACAAGCAGACTTGATAGACACGCAAAGCAACAGAGATTTATACAGAGGGATTCAAGAAGGACTCATCGACAAAATGAGTTTTGCTTTTACTGTGGCTGATGGCGGCGACTCTTGGACATTCGGAGAAAAAGAAACCACGAGAGTTATCACTAGCATTGAAAAGTTGTGGGACGTATCGGTCGTGGATACGCCGTTTTACGACTCCACTTCTATATATTCCCGGAGTCTTGAATTGCTGGAGAGCGAGGAAAGACGGCTGGAGAGCTTACGGGAAATTGAATTGTTAAAACAGAGAATCGCTTTGAAAGGAAAGGTGTAAACATGGACAAGAAAAAATTACTGGCACTGATTGCCAAGAAAAACGAGAGAAAAACAGCACTGACCAAACAGGCCGACGCTTGTGAGGATGTGGAACAGCTTAGGGCTATGAACGCCGAGCTGGATACGCTCAATGAGGAAATTCGCAGCTTGCAGGAGTTGGTTGATAGCATCCCCGATGAGGCAGATCCCGACGGAAGAACTGCTGCCGTAACCGGGCAAGTTCCCGGTGTGGTTGTTGCGGGGGCTACTCAGAGGAAAGCCGAACCCGACGATATGGAATATAGAAAAGCATTCCAGCAGTTCGTGACAAGGGGAACCCCTATTCCAGCCGAATTGAGAAATGATGCTACTACAGCTACCACTGACCTCACAACGGCTATCCCGACCGTGCTCGTGAATCAGATTGTCGAGAAGTTGGAAACAACAGGCATGATCCTGCCTCTCGTCACCAAGACGGCATTCCCGGCTGGTATGAATATTCCGACTTCCAGCGTGAAACCGGTTGCCACTTGGGTAGGAGAAGGATCAGGAAGTGATAAGCAGAAGAAAGAAGTTAAGACTGCCATTACCTTTACGCACTTCAAGTTAAGATGCGAAATTGCAATGACTATGGAATCCAGTGTCATGGCAATATCCGCATTTGAGGCGAAGTTCGTCGAGAACGTGGTCGAGGCAATGACTAAAGCTTTGGAAGATGCCATTATCAACGGTGCATGGGATGCGAACAAAAATGTGCTGATAGGTCCC